TTTCATTTAACTTACGCAGTACACGAGTTAAATCGGGCATTTCTTCTGTAGCCACATGAAATATTTGTCCATGATGTGGAAATATTTTTTTATAAATTGCTAGTTTTTCCTCTGGCTGTAAGGGATTATCTTTGCCAACTGAACGACTTAATACAAAGTAAGGATCAGCCCCAGTTTCTTTAGCCTGTGTAATAACACTGCTGGCCAGATACATATGACCCTTATGGCCCATACCACGTCCCCAGCCTACCACAGCAGATTTGCCTTCACCGGTACGATTAAGAAATTCACGTAATAACATTAGTCTTTCCTTGGAGCCCAGTTGGCTTGGTCAATAGTTTTAACAAACTGTCCTGGCAAATCATTTTTAAATTTGCCACCGGGATGTGCTTGTACATAACCTTCTGGTTTTGTTTGGCGTATACCGCCGTGTGTTCCTGTACTTAAGGAATTAATTACTTTCATTTTTTCATGCGTTAGTAATTCAACGGCACTTAATACTGCATCTAATCCAGGATGTGTTAACACTTTTTCAGCTTGGTTGTTGCTTAGTTTAGCTTGTGCCCATTGTACAAACTTTTGTTTAACACCTTCAACACGTAAATTTTGATTAAAGAATGAATATAATACATCACCAGGTTTACTTAATCCAGGTTGTCCTGCTATAAAACTATCAATTAATGATTTGTTTTGTTTAATATAAGTTTCTGCGTGTTTTAATCCAGTGTCGTCTACCTTAGGCGCATGCTCTACATAAGTTGTGCCTTGAATAATTACATCAGCTGTTGATAATTTCTCTGCTTCAGGATATCGTGTCTCATCTGCACCGATGTGCGTGTAGTAGCCAGTTGCCGCAACCATTACTTTAGCTTTGGCAATACGTTTCCCTAGAGCACTGCCTACTGGTATGTGAAAACTTGTTATGTTAGGTTGGAAATCGTATTCGTTAGTACTAGGATTTAATTGTGCCGGCTTTAATGGACTGAACAGTATACCGCCTTCGATGTAACCTTTTTTAGGACTAATTTTTTCAAAGTACGGCCATAGATCTGCAAGTCCTTGAGCAAATGCACGACGCTGATCTTCTTGTCCAGGCTGAGCGTTACCTGTGCCTAGTACAAACATAGCAACATCATCTGGATCATTCATCATGGTAGTAACACCACTTTTAGTATGAGTAGTACCACGTTTCATATAATCCCAAGCGTTTTTTGGAAACATGTGAAACTTACCGTGCTCATCACGACCCCAATAGATCACAGGACTACCATCCCATTTTAATTCTATACTTCCACCTTTGCTAGTCATATGGCGAAGGCGTTCTACAGCATGTAGGCCGCCTGCGCTACCATTTGTGAATACCAAATCTTCTATGTGCTGATACTTACGTCCTACTGTTGGAGCAGATGATTCATTAATTGGTTTTGGCGACACCGCTTGCCAACTTGCACCGCTACTTGCTGATTGAAATATTTCGTCTCGTCGTGCCTTATCTGGTATTGCGTTTAAAATACTTTCTACACTGCCTAAGTCTTTTGCTTGAGCGTGTTTGCCGAGTAATTGTTTAGCAATTTCATCTAAATCGTCACTAATGAATTCTGATTTTTTACCTAACTGATCTCTAGCATATAATCCTTCATCTGGAGACCATAGCATACCCTGACTACTTGCTAATGCGTTCATCATCATTTGTTTGTGGACACCTTTATAAGGACTGCCGGCAGGTATAGTATGATGGTGGAATTTATGAACTTGTTCGGCATTACCTACTGCTTTAATATCTACTTGATAAAATTTGCCTTTAAACGGTAACAGTATATGTACAGTTACACCAGTTTTTTTAGTTTGTAAGCCTTTGCTCTGTAAATATTTTTCTAATTCAACTCTAGTAGTCTTACCGTCTTTAGTACCAAATTGTTGCATTAAATTATTTAAATCAACCATGACATCTAAGTCGCCGCTCATTTTTCCAGGAGTAGGATTAGCTGCACTCCCGATTAAATGTACATTACTTTGTACACCTTTTAGATATTTGTTTGTTTCTTGTGCAAGGTGTGAAGCGATTGCTTGGTCAAATTCTTCCGATTCGGGCCAAATATTACCGCCTTCAAAAATAGGTTTCCTAATATCAAGGAACAATTCACGTAGAAACATTTTTAATCCTTGTATTTGCCTGTCTGAATATGCTCGCGTGTCTCTTCATGCATTTTTTTACATGCTTCTGCACATACTTTTTCTTCTAACATATCGGGTAATTCGCGGATTGGAAACTTTTTCTTGTATAATTTATAGCACTCTTTCATAGTTTCCGCAAACATTTTGGCATCTGTAGATTTTTTGTCCTTGATGTTATCTATACATTTCATCAATACAGGAAAAACATGACGACGATAGACGTGGTCGTCATTATGCATAAAATGCAATAGATCTTCTACTAGATCATAGTCAAGTTCACGTTTATCACCGTGATTTTTAACATAATCTAACTCTTTAAAATGAGCGTTTTCTAATAACTCTTGTATACGCATATCAGCCTCGGTTTTACACATCCAATAGAATGCTATGGATTTAGAGTATTTATCGCTTTTATGATCAACTGACTATGCTTTGATTATGCGTTCGACCTTGCTTATACTGCCGCCAAGGTGCATTTTCGCCAGGAGCAAATTGTTATTTCCCGTAACATAAAAATGTGGGCCGCCCCGACTACGCGACCTTGCTAGTTCTCTTTTGCAACTATTAGTCAGTTTTAATTTTTTATTTTGTTCAGCCCAGTCGATAAAAGAACTATGTTCTTGTATAGTTTTGCCTAAAGTTACCCTGAATTCGTAGTTAACTTTAGGCATTATAACAGTATCGGCTGATAAATTCTTACTAGTAGGCTCGCAAATATATTTTACTTTATCGGGATCTAAGTTAATCAATTTATCTATGGCTTTTTTATTGTTAGAATATACACTTAACCATGGCGATTCTACACGCAATTCAAAATCAGTCATATTTGATAATTCTAATGCTAATTTTATAGCATAGTTTTTATCTTCAATTGATTTAATGGAAGTAGATCGATGTGTACTTACATCGGCATTATTCAATGAATCTAATACAGCATGCAGTTCTTTATTTCGAAAATAAGAAGAACCAGCACATACCAATACAATTTTATATCGGTATATACCTCTGAATAGTTTTGTTGTAAGTCTTTTATCCAACATTTAAATCCACTAATGACGGTGGACCTTCTACAGTTAATAATTGCATTTTAAGTTCCTTTGGAGTGGGTACTAGCAACAATTTGTTATTATCCACAGTGATATTCAACAGCCCGCCGTTTTTTAGTTCGCCGAACAACATCATTTTAGCCAGCGGACGTTTAATTTCTTTGTCAATAACACGTTGTAATGGTCGAGCACCCATTTTAGGATCAAAGCCATTGGTAATAAGCCAATTAGTACTTTCTTTATCTAGTTTAATCTTAATAGATTTTTCTTTAACTTGGGCACGTAATTCGTCCATAAATTTAACAATAACTTTAGTCATGGACTCTTTACCCAACTTGTTGAATGTCATAATACCATCTAATCGGTTACGGAATTCGGGAGTAAAAAACTTCTTCAAATCTTTATCGCTGTAATCTTTTTCTTGTGTACCAAATCCAATAACATTCTTCTCGGCATCTGCTGCACCAGCATTAGTAGTAAGGATTAGGATTAAATTACGGCAATCTGCTTGTTTTCCATTTGAACCTGTAATAAAACCGTTATCCATCATTTGCAACAATACAGTTGTAACATCCGGGTGCGATTTTTCTACTTCGTCGAACAATAACACAGCATTAGGCGATTCTTGAATTTGTGTAATTAGCAATCCGGCGTTTTCTTCAAAACCAACATAACCTGGAGGACTACCGATCAATTTACTAATACTATGTTTTTCTTGATATTCACTCATATCAAACCTTAGAAGTTTAACTCCTAAGTGTTTAGCAAGAGATTTTGCAGTTTCAGTTTTACCACAACCAGTCGGCCCCATGAACACAAAACTTCCAATAGGTTTGCCTTCGCTCTTTAACCCAGCTTGCGCAACCATAATTTTGTCAACTATTTCTGTAATAGCAAGTTCTTGCCCAAATACTTCCGCTTGTAAATTTTGTTGTAGAGTAGAAAGATTGCTAGATTCAGTTTCCATGATTTTATCCTCAGGCATTTGAATCATCTTTGCAAGTTCGTATTGAATTTCACGTTCACCGATCACACGATCTTCTGCAATTTTTAGATTAAACCGTGAACAAGCTACATCAATGAGATCAATTGCTTTATCTGGAAGTTTTTTATCTGTTTGATACTTAACTGATAATTTAACAGCCGCTTGCAATGCATCGTTACGAATTTTAACATTGTGAAAACCTTCGTAATATTTTTTAATACCTTGTAAGATACTAATAGTCATTTCTTGTGTAGGCTCGTCGACGGTAATACGTTGGAAACGGCGCATTAACGCACGATCCTTTTCAAAGTGCTTACGATATTCTTCCCAGGTAGTTGAAGCAATAACTTTGATGTTGCCTTTACTTAGTGCAGG